AAAAGGAATCAAACACCGGCGGGAAAAAGAAAGTTGACCAACCTTCCCAAACGCCCACCGAAAGGAAACTCGAAAAAATAGGAGTGGACCCGGGACAAGTGGACGACGACATCGGTTTTCGTGAAGCCGAGCGTCGTGAAAAGGTTTGGAAGGCCAAAATCCAGGAACTCAAATTCAAGGAAGCGGCCAAACAACTGGTGAAGGTGGAAGACGTTGAAAGGCGTGCGTTTGAACTTGGTCGCAAGGTTCGTGACTCTGTCATGGCAATTCCCGGACGGTTGTGTCATGAGTTGGCCTGCGAGACGGATCCGCATGTTTTGGAAGTGAAATTGACCGAGGAACTTATTAAGGCGCTCGAAGGCGTCGGGAAGGTGAAACATGAATGAAGCTCAAAAACTGATCGACAAGGAAGGCTTTTCGATGCGTGAAGAACATGTCATCGAACTGGTGAAACATTGGGACGAACGACTCGGAAGGCCGTTGACCGGCGACGAATTTGACGCAATCCTGGACCTGGAAAAAGACATTTCCGTCAAACAAACACTCAAAGAACTATTCTTTGACGGATTTGTCCGAGTGGTTCGAATCAACGGCGAATTGGTGTTTCAGGCAAGGGAAGGAAAAATGTCATGAAAAAAATTTGGATTCTTTCAATCATTCTTCTTGGTGGTTGTTCAATGCCTATGAAGTGCTATTTGAAAAGCGGTGCTGGTCAATCAAAGTGTGTCGCCGAAGAAAGGTGCAAGGACTTTGACGGAGTGGAACACTTTGACGAAAAGTCTTTCACTTGCAAAGCTGGACTTTCCTATGAAAAAGTTGACGGTGTTTGGAAATGACCAGGGCAAAGAAGAACCCACAAAGTGGTGTGATTGGTGTCGACCATAGGTTTTTCATGATTCACAACAACGGAGTTTGTGAAGAATTTTTGGCCGACGACGACAAGGAGTTCGTGACTATTCTTTTGGGCCAACGAATGAAGGGCTCTGGTGGACCAAACGCTGCGGAGTTGATTCACATTTTGCACACACTTGGTTTCTATCCACGCGCCGCCATTGATGAGAAACTTGGTGCAAGTGCGGTCAAACACCTTGACGAATATATTAAGTCAAAGATTTTCCCGCAACCAACGCAATGAAATGGAACGCCCATTCCTAAACTATTTCGGCGGGAAGTTTGCGGTGCGTGACAAAATATTGGAACATTTTCCGGCGCATGACATCTATGTTGAAGTGTTCGGCGGCGGCGGTTCGATTTTGTTTTCAAAGGGCCGAAGCAAACATGAAATTTTCAATGACATCAATTCTGAAATTGTGAACGTCTTCAGACAAGCGCGTGACAATGGCGACAAGTTGAAGCGTCTTTTGGAGTTGACTCCATTTTCAAGGGAAGAACTCAAACTGTCATATGAAAAATGTGATGACCCACTTGAACAAGCAAGACGAACATTGACACAAAGTCACATGTCAATCACAAAGGCACTCAATCACAAAAGTTCACTCCGAAATTCAACTCAAGTGAATCGGTCACCGGCGAAGTCTTGGGCCGGTTGGGTGGACTATTTCGACGCCTTCATTGAACGGCTTCGTGGTGTTGTGATTGAAAACCGAAGTTTTGAAGACATGTTCAGCATATATGATTCCGAATCAACGTTGTTCTATCTCGACCCACCCTATGTCAAAGAAACCCGTGGTTCAAAATATGTTTACAAGTTTGAAATGTCCAATGAAGACCATGAGAAAATGGTGGAACTTTTGAAAAATATTCGTGGGAATGTTGTTTTGTCTGGATATGAAAACCCAATCTATGAAAAACTGAAATGGGAAACGTTTAGTTTCTGCGCACACACACAACACAACAAGGTTCGAAAGGAATGTTTGTGGGTCAAAGGAAGTGTCAACATGTCACTATTTTCAGGTCTGGACGTGTGAAAACGAACGAATTTGTTTCACTCACCAAACGAGTCATGTTGTCAATCATCGAAGCCGGGAACGACGCGCGCGCAATTGAAATCAAGGCCGCATATGAGAAACTTTTTGGCCGTTCCCCGCACTTTTGTTCAGTGTATTCAATTTTGACAGGGCTTGTTCAAAAAGGATTCGTCAAAGAAACACCGGACGAATTGTCAAACGAAAAAGGAAAAATCAGGTTTTCAGTGACCCAATCTGGGAAAAATAGCCTTTAGCGTCCCAATGTGAGAATGTCAGACATTTGTCTTGACAAAAGTCTGACCTTTTGATATATTGGTTATATCAAGGGGGGAACATGGAAGCAAAAATTCTTTTCACAAAAAAACAATTCGACAAGGCTTTTGAAAACGCAATTGCAATGCTTAGGGAATGTGAAGGTCTTGAAATTAGAAGTGCACTAAAACAAGCGGCTTCGGACCAAGGAATTGACGAAGGTTTGGCAATGCGAATGTTCGTTCTTTTGTCTGAAGAAAAACTTGGACTTTCTGATCTAAACTAAAAACACAAGGGGCTTCGGCCCCTCTTTTGAAAGGTGGAAAACATGAAAAACACAATGACAGGAAACGAAATCAAACAAGCCCTTGCAAAGAAATTCAAAACAAGCCCGCGAGACTTTCGCGCCGTTCATGACAAATATTCAATGGGTTCGAGCTATGACATCGAAGTCAAAAAAATCATTCCAATCACAAAGGTCCGTGACTTCGTTGCTTCACTGAATATTGAACACATTGACCGTTGTGAAGCGTCCGGCGAAATTCTTTCAGGTGGAAACACATTTGTTTCAGTCAATTATGCGCGTGACTTGGAAATCCCAATCGACGTCAAAATCAAATTGATTGAAGCCCGACTCAAAATTCAAATCAATGCAAAATGGGACAACGACTGCGCGCAACATTTTGTTGACTATTTGGATGACAAGAAAGTCTTCGGTGACAACTTCAACAAAGAAGACATTTCACACCTGGTCCACAATTTGGGGAATGAACTTTGGTCAAAAATTTCAAAACCCGACTATTGGGACGGGTCAAACACAATTTGGAAAGAAAGGAAAGGTGACCAATGAACTTCAAACAAGGCGACAGAGTTCGAATCAGTGTCTATCCACATTTTGTTCTTGCACTTGGTGTTGTTGTGGAAGGCGGAGTTGAAATCATAGACAAGGAAATTCGGAAAGAACTTGAAAGTTCACGAATGTCAGTCATAGCCCAATGGGACGAAATTTTTGAAATCGAAAAGGAAGGTGACCAATGAAGCCAATCAAGAAGAAACAACCAAAGGACGGTCGAATCACAATCAGACTTCCACAAGAAGTGGTTGACGAATGTGTCCGGCGCGAGTTGGACGTTGCTGAAATTTGTCGTCAAGCACTTGCCGAAGCAATCAGAAAGGACAAATGACATGAAAAACTATCCAATTGACGAAGCCCTTTTCCTTCTCTATGTCGAAATTATTTTCCAAATGGACCGTTTTCGCTTCATGCCGACCGTGTCTATCTATTCCGAACTGAACAAACGACGCCATGATTTGCATGAAAAACTATTGAACTTTGCGCAAACAACCAGGGAAGACGACGAATTTTCCTATTTTTTGGCTGAAAAAGTCGAAAAAGAACTCGAACTTTTGAAAAAGCGTTGACCCGCCGGTGAACCGTTTGGTTCACTCGGTTCATGTTCCAAACGGCGAAAGTTTACGACAACGCGTTCCTTCAAGGGCTCAAACCTGACCCGTTGCTGACGGTTTCTGATTGGGCCGACGAACATAGAGTGTTGTCAAAAAAGGCATCAAGTGAACCCGGACGTTGGCGAACGTCACGAACTCCGTATTTGCGTGAAATCATGGACGCACTTTCAGTCACAAGCCCAATCAAAAGAGTCATTTTCATGAAAGGCTCGCAGGTAGGTGGTTCGGAGTGTGGAAACAATTGGATTGGTTACATCATCCACCATGCGCCGGGGCCAATCATGTCAGTTCAGCCAACCGTGGAACTTGCAAAAAGAAATTCACGTCAACGAATCGGCCCATTGATTTCAGAGTGTCCGGCACTCAAAGACAAAGTCAGTGAAGTCAAAAGTCGCGACAGTTCCAACACGGTCTTGTTCAAAGAATTCGAAGGTGGACTTTTGGTCATGACTGGTGCGAACTCCGCAGTCGGACTTCGTTCACTTCCGGCGCGCTATTTGTTTCTGGACGAAGTCGACGCATATCCTTTCGACGTCGACGGTGAAGGCGACCCGGTGAAGTTGGCCGTTGCAAGACAACGAACTTTTTCAAAGAAAAAAGAGTTTCACGTTTCAACACCAACCATTCAAGGAATGTCACGAATAGAAAAATCATATCAAGAAAGTGACCAACGTCGATTTTTTGTTCCTTGTCCAGAGTGCAATCAAGAACAGTGGTTGAAGTGGTCTCAAGTGAAATGGGAAAAAGAAAATCCACTCGGTGCGTGGTATGAATGTGAACACTGTCAAAGAAAAATTGAGAATTGGGAAAAAACAAAAATGTTGGCGCGTGGAAGGTGGATTCCAACAAACGAAAATCACACTGACAAAACAACCGTCGGTTTTCATTTGTCGTCACTGTATTCACCGCACGGCTGGATTTCATGGGGCGAACTTGCAAAGGAATGGGTTGAAGCGCAAGGAAAACGTGAAGCCCTGAAAACTTTCGTCAACACTGTTCTTGGTGAAACGTGGGCCGAAAAAGGAGACGCGCCGGAATGGAAACGACTCTATGAAAGACGTGAAAAATATGAAATCAACAAAATTCCAAGTGGTGTTTTGTTCCTGACCGCAGGTGCCGACGTTCAGAAAGATCGAATCGAAGTTGAAATTGTTGGTTGGGGCCGTGACAAAATTTCTTGGTCTATCGACTATCGAGTTTTTCCAGGCGACACTTCAAGTCTTGAATCCGAATCATGGCAAAACCTTGCGCGACTTGTTTCTGAAACTTGGGAAGGCGACGAAGGAATCCAACTTCCACTTTCAAGGTTGGCCGTCGACAGTGGTTTCAACACACAAGTTGTTTATTCGTGGGTCAGACAATTCATGGTGACCCGTGTCATTGCAGTGAAGGGAAATGAAGGCCAACAATCCTTGATTGCGCAACCAAGGTCCGTTGATGTGACTTCGCGCGGCAAAACACTTCGTCGTGGTCTCAAAGTTTTTCAAGTTGGTGTCGACGCCGCAAAGTCTGAACTCTATGGTTGGCTGAAACTTTCTGGACCTGGTGAAGACGAACTCGCACCGCATGGCTTTTGTCATTTCCCTGAATATTCTGAAGAATATTTCAAACAACTCACGGCTGAACAACTCACAATTAAAATCATTCGCGGGTTCAAAAGGTATCAATGGGAAAAGAAACGCGAACGAAACGAAGCCCTTGATTGTCGTGTCTATGCAAGGGCCGCCGCATCTTTGGTCGGTCTCGATCGGTTCAAAGAAACCGATTGGGAACGTCTTGAATCCGACGTTGGCGTCACCAATCAAAGAAAAGACAAAAGTGTGGAAACACAAAAAAGCGTGGAAAAACCTGAAAAAAAGGTGACAATCACAAGAAGAAAAAGCAATTTTCTATAAAAAGGAACAAAAATGGGCTGGACACAAACTCAACTTGATGCGCTCGAAGACGCAATTTCAAAAGGTGTTCGGACGGTCAAATATGAAGACAAAGAAGTTGAATACAGAAGTTTGGAAGACATGTTGAAACTTCGTGACCTCATGAGACGCGCACTTGGATTGACCGGGAAGCCTTCAAGAATCTATCCAACCACGGACAAAGGTCTAGAATCATGACAAAAGAAAACGAAAAAACTCTGAATTGGTGGGACAACTTTGTCGGTTTCTTTTCCCCACAATCAAAACTCAAACGCGCAAGGTTCAGAGTTGCCGCCGGTGTTCTTGAAAGAAAATTCGAAGGCGCAACAATCGGAAGACGAACACAAAATTGGTTGACGGGTTCAACCGACGCAAATGCTGAAACACTCGGCGCACTTGGAACGCTGCGAAATAGGTCAAGAGACCTTCGGCGAAACAATCCCTATGCCGCACGCGGAGTTCAGGCAATCACTTCAAACACTATCGGCCACGGAATCAGGGCCGAACTCAAAGCATCAACTTCGCGCCAACAAACAAAACTCCAAGAAACGTGGCGTGCGTGGACTGAAACAACCGCAATTGATTTCGACGGACGTCACAACTTGTCTGGACTTCAAAAAATAGTTATGGACACGATTGTCGAAAGTGGTGAAGTCTTGATTCGGCGGCGTCAGGTGGGCCCGCAACAAGCAATCAGTCCAGAAGGAAATCTTGTCGACGTTCCACCAATCAAACTTCAAATTTTGGAACCTGACTATTTGTCGTCACTTGCGCAAACTATTTCAAGCGGGAATGGAAACGAAATCATTCAAGGAATTGAATTTGACGCAAGTGGGCAACGTGTCGCATATCATCTTTTCACCGCGCATCCAGGTTCGTCGAAAACAACCACAAATTCCATTCGGGTTCCAGCCGACGAAATTCTTCATGTTTATAGAATGGACCGGCCCGGACAAGTTCGCGGTGTTCCGTGGCTCGCACCTGTCATGATTCGGCTTCGAGACCTTGACGAATTCGAAGACGCGCAACTTGTTCGACAAAAAATTGCCGCCATGTTCACCGCTTTTGTCCACGACATCGAAGGTCTTGACGCCGATGCAACTTCAAGTGAACTCGGCGAAAAAATGGAACCTGGACTGATTGAAATTCTTCCACCTGGAAAAGACGTGACCCTTGCAAATCCACCCGGTGTCACAAACTATAAGGAATATATTTCGGTCTGTCTTCATGCGGTTTCAGCCGGTCTCGGTGTGACCTATGAAAGTCTGACAAACGATGTTTCCGAAGTGAATTTTTCAAGTGCGCGCATGGGCCAACTTTCTTTCAAC